TCCAGAATGTCGGCTTCTCATGTCGGCAAAGCAAAGACAGATGAAACCAAGGCCAGAATGTCGGCGGCACAGGCACATGATTGGATTGTGACCCATCCAGACGGTAGAGAAGAAGCTGTGACGAACATGCGTCAGTTCTGTATTGATAACAACCTGAATGCCGGGAAGATGACCTTGGTATCACAGGGAAAACGCCTTCAACACAAAGGCTACAAGTGTAGGAAACAATAATGTCTACAAAGCTTCAACTTCGGGACCATGTGCGGGGGAATGCGCGCATCAAACCTGCGGGATGGCTCCACCCCTATACTGAGTGGGAACTACAAGAATTTAAGAGATGTGCAGATGATCCGATCTACTTCATCAAGAACTATGTGAAGATCATCTCGCTGGACAAAGGTATCATCAACTTTGACATGTTCAAGTTTCAGGAAGAATTCATCAAACTCGTCCTGAGTGAACGTAAGTCAATCGCGAAGCTTGGCCGTCAGATGGGTAAAACGACCTGTGTGGCGGCTGCAATCCTCTGGTACATCATCTTCTCTGCCAAACCACAGAACGTCGCTGTGCTGGCACACAAGGCTTCTGGTGCGCGTGAAATTCTGTCACGTATTAAGTTGTCCTATGAACTGTTGCCGCCGTTCCTGCAACATGGTGTACATGAATGGAACAAGGGTAGCATCCATATCGCCAATGGTTCGAAGGTGACGGCTGCTGCTACCTCTGCGTCTGCTGCGCGGGGCGGTTCTATTTCGTTCGTTTACCTTGACGAGTACGCCTTCGTTGCGCCGAATATCGCTGAAGAATTCTTCGCATCGGTGTTCCCTACGTTGTCATCGGGTAAGTCAACCAAGATTTGTATCACGTCTACCCCGATTGGTTACAACGCGTACTGGAAGATTTGGGACGAAGCAGAGAAAGGTGTGAATGGTTTTAAGACATTCACTGCAAACTATTGGGACCGCATTGGTTACGACGAAGAATGGGCGGCTGAACAGAAGCGCGTTCTTGGTCCATTGAAATTCCGTCAGGAAGTTCTCTGTGCGTTCTTGGGTTCATCGAACACACTCATTGAAGGCGACACCATCGCCAAGATGACACCAATCGATCCTGAGTACAGCAAAGACGGTCTGGACATCTTCAACAAGCCTGAACCCGGTCATACCTACGTGGCTATCGTGGATACGTCGCGCGGCGTTGAGGGTGACAGTTCAGTCATTTCAGTGATCGACATCACCGAGACACCTTACCGACTGGTTGCCAAGTATCGATCCAACACGATTCATCCGATGCTGCTGCCCTCAGTGGTCCATAAGATTGCTACGGACTACAACGAAGCTTTCGTACTGAACGAAATCAATGACAACGGTCAGTCTGTCTCTGACACGCTGCAACATGAAATCGAGTACGAGAACTTGCTGTGGATCAGTAAGGCCAAGGGTGGTCAGACTGTTTCCTCTGGTTTCGGTGGTGGTGCGTCTCAGTCTGGCGTGCGGACGGACAAGCTGGTCAAACGTGTGGGCTGTTCGACACTGAAGACATTGATCGAAGAAAACCAACTTCTGGTTTACGACCGTCAATACATTCAGGAGTTCTCAACTTTTACGGAAATCAAGGGAAGCTTCAAGGCCGATGCTGGCTACCATGACGATATGGTCATGACACTCGTTCTCTTTGCGTGGCTGACCAAACAACCGTACTTCAAGGAACTCACGAACGTCAACCTGCGTACCACGATCTATCAGGAACGTATCGAAGCCATCCAAAATCAGTTGACACCGTTTGGTTACAGCAACGGCATTGAGGACAGCGGCCCGAAGTATGTGGTCGAAGATCGCGATGCGTGGATGGTTGAGGAAATCGACCGTGAGAAGAACTGGTTGGCGACTCACATCCTTGGTATGCCTGAATGGGGTGGTTTCCACGGTCGGTAAATATAGACCGTTTCTGAAAACCCTCAAAACACTAAATAGTTCTAGTCAAACAAAGCTACAGACCGATGTGCCTGTGTTTGGCACATCCAACAATTATTAGGAGTAACAACTAATGTTTATGCTCTCTCCCGGCGTATCAGTTCAAGAATACGACGCTACAGCATCAGTCCCGTCAGTCGCCACAACTGCGGGCGGTTTTGCAGGAACCTTTGTTTGGGGTCCGGTGGAACATATCTACACGACCGATAGCGAAGCCACTCTGGTTTCCGTCTTCGGTAAGCCGAACAACGATACAGCTACGTCATTCTTCACCGCTACAAACTTCCTTGCCTATGCGAACAACCTTCAAGTCGTGCGTGTGGTCGGTGAAACCGCCAAGAACGCAGTCGCTTCGGGCACTGCCCTTCTGATCAAGAACGAAGACGAATACAACGCTGAACGTCTCAATGGTTCGAATGGTGTTGGTATCGTGGCCGCGAAATATCCGGGTCTTCTGGGTAATTCGATCAAGGTGTCGATTGCTGATAGCCGCACCTACTCACAAAACCTGTCGGGTTCGGTGACTACGGATACTTCCGCAACTGTTACGGGTACGGGTACGAACTTCACGTCCAGCGTTGCAGTCGGTTCGCGTCTCTATACGTCTGCTGGCAAGCTGATTGGTCAAGTTGCACAAATCACAAGCGACACGACGCTGAACCTCACGGCTGCTGCGGCACAAGTGGTGACGGCCGGTACTGTGCGTGCTGATTGGGAATTCAAGTCGCAATTCTCGGGCGCTCCGAATACTTCGGACTTCGTAACAAACGTGTCGGGTCAGAACGATGAAGTGCATGTCGTGATCATCGACGCTACTGGTGTCTTCACTGGTACGCCGAACACGGTCCTCGAAACGTATGCCTTCGTGTCGGTCGCATCGGATGCCAAGAAGGACGATGGTTCGACCAACTATTACAAGACGTTGCTGAATACTGCATCGGCTTACGTGTGGTGGATGGATCACCCGACTGACGGCACGAATTGGGGTTCGACGGCTGCGGCCACGAACTTTGCACGCCTTCTGAAGCCCCAGACGGTGACTCTCGTTGGTGGTGTCTCTGATGACGTGCTGACTGACCAAAACGCGACGACCGGCTTTGCTATGTTCGAGAACGCGGAACTGGTTGATGTCTCGCTGATCCCGACTGGCGCAGCTTCACAGACCGTTGCTGAATATGTGATCGACAACATCGCGAATACCCGTCTTGACTGTCTGGCCTTCGTCTCGCCTACGCTTGATGCCGTGCTGAACAACAAGGGTAGCGAAGCTGACGACATCATCAGCCAACGTGGTGTGCTTCCTTCGACTTCCTATGCAGTGATGGATTCGGGCTGGAAATATCAGTACGACCGTTACAACGATGTGTACCGCTGGATTCCGCTGAATGGCGACATCGCTGGCCTGTGCGCACGTACTGACCAGACGAACGATCCGTGGTGGTCCCCGGCTGGTTTCAACCGTGGCCAGATCAAGAACGTGATCAAGCTGGCGTACTCGCCGGGTCAAACTGATCGCGACAAGCTGTACCCGCAAGGTATCAACCCGGTCGTGACGTTCAAGGGCCAAGGCACTGTGCTGTATGGTGACAAGACGATGCTCTCGAAGCCGTCTTCGTTCGACCGCATCAATGTGCGTCGTCTGTTCATCACGTTGGAAAAAGCGATTGCTACGGCATCGAAGTACCAACTGTTTGAATACAACGATCCGTTTACGCGTGCTCAGTTCAAGTCGTTTGTTGAACCGTACCTGCGTGACGTGCAAGGTCGTCGTGGTATCAGCGACTTCTTGGTTGTTTGTGACGATACGAACAACACTGGTGAAGTGATCGACGGTAACCGCTTCAAGGCCGCGATCTACATCAAGCCCGCACGTAGCATCAACTTTATCGAACTGAAATTCATCAGTACTCCTACTGGTGCTCAGTTCTCCGAAGTGGTCGGTATCGCTGGCTAATGTGTAAACAAGGGGAGACACGTTCTCCCCTTTTGCTTGACATCCTAAATATTACCAAATACCCAATTCGGAGTCTAAACAATGGCTGATACAGTCTATTTCAATGTCGATCAGTTCAAGTCGCAACTGTCTGGCGGCGGTGCTCGCCCGAACCAGTTCTTTGTGCAACTGACGTTCCCTACTTCAGTGACGCTCGCGCCGCTGGCTATTCAGTCGTCACCGTTCCTTGTGACGGCGGCTTCGATGCCGGGTTCTATCGTCAACGAAACCCAAGTCTATTACCGTGGCCGTGCTGTGAAGCTGGCTGGTGAACGCACGTTCCAAGATTGGTCGTGTGTGGTCCTCAATGACAACAACTTCACGATCCGTAACGCGCTGGAAGATTGGTCGAATAAGATGAACGACCTTCAGAACAACAGCGGCGAACTTAGCCCGTCTAAGTACACGGCTGACATGCTGGTCACACAGTTGAACCGCAACAACCAACCCCTGAAGACCTATCAGATTCGCTCTGCATGGCCGACCAACGTCTCAGAAGTTAACCTTGACTTTGGTGCAAACGACCAGATTTCGACGTTCAATGTGACGTTCGCATATCAGGACTTTAAGACAACCATGACACCGCTGGCAGGTATCGTTTCGGGCGGCTAATCACTATGGAAATCTTCGGCTTCCAATTCGGCGGCAGGAAGGGTAAAGGACTTCAGCAACAAGCAGAACAAAAGCTGCCGTCCTTTGCTGCCCCGGTCGATGATGACGGCGCTGCGACCGTTTCTAACGGTGTCGGGCACTATGGCACTTTTATCGACCTCGATGGTGCTGCTAAGACTGAATCAGAACTGATTTCACGTTATCGCGAGACGGCGAAGTACCCTGACTGCGACACAGCAATTGAGGAAATCTGCTCAGAGGCAATCGCTACAGAGGATGACGAAGAAGTCGTCAAACTGAATCTGGAAGACGTGCCGTTGTCCAAGAACGTGAAGAATATCATCGAAGAAGAATTTGATGAACTTCTGAACCTCTTGGACTTCGACAGCCGTGCTCATGACATCTTCCGTCGATACTATGTCGATGGCCGGATGTACTATCACAAGCTGTTTGATCAGAAGAACCCCGGTGCAGGTATTCAAGAACTGCGCTACGTCGATCCCCGCAAGATCAAAAAGGTTCGTGAAGTAGAGAAGAAGAAGGACGAAGTGACGGGTGTGGAAATCTACACCAAGGTTCTCGAATACTTCGTGTTCTCGGATTCTGGCTTTGCGAAATCACAGGGCTACACTGCCCCGAACAACACAGCACAGGGCGTGAAGATTGCGCCTGAAGCAATCGCATATGTTACGTCCGGTCTGATCGACTTGGATCGTAACTTGGTCGTTGGTCACTTGGACAAGGCCATCAAGCCGACGAACATGCTTCGTATGGCTGAAGATGCAATGCTGATCTACCGTATGGCACGCGCGCCGGAACGCCGTGTGTTCTACGTTGATACCGGCAACCTTCCGACTGCGAAGGCTGAACAGTATCTTAAAACGGTCATGGATAAGTTCAAGACCAAGATCGTTTACGACGCATCGACCGGCGAAATGCGCGATGACCGCAAGCACATGTCCGCGATTGAAGACTTCTGGCTTCCGCGTCGTGAAGGCGGCAGTGGCACACAGGTTGACACGCTGGAAGGCGCTCAGAACCTTGGTGTGACACAAGACATCGAGTACTACCAAGCCAAGCTGTACAACGCGCTGAACGTGCCTACGTCGCGTCTGAAGGGTGACAACCCGA